CGTTTATTGGAGCCACAAATTTCTCATATGTTAATTGTTCGGGTGTTACTGTGAATACTAGTGTAGGAGATGGTGACTTTGCACCACTCTCTCGTGATGTTTGTGCTCAAGAAAACTCTATTGTAATAACCGGAGGTGATACAGGATGTGGTGGTAGTGGTTTACCTTGTGCTTCTTGGGACATAGCATTAGATGATTGTTGTGCTACGGGACCGTATTCTTTTACTTTAGTATATAGAACAACAGCATTCCCTGCTGGTTGTACAGGTGGAGCGTTAACTTGGGTTTGTTCTGACACTAATCTTGTTAACTGGTGTTCTTCAACAGTAATTAACAATGATGATGGAGGAAGTTGTTTACCCGGTCTAAGACCTGCTGGATGGTACGCCAATTTATTAATTGGACCTGGTGAGGAAGAACAAAAAAGATATTGGAACGGAGCTGCTTGGACAACCGCGTGTCTTTCTTGTGCGGGATGTTTAGTTGCTGACACAATAATTACATTATCCGATGGTTCAACCAAATTAATTCAAGATATTCAAGTTGATGATATTCTTAAATCTATAGATGTTGCGGGAATGCCTCAACCTTCAGAGGAGTGGTACTCTTGGAGTAGCGATACATTGAATTATGTAGAATCAACTTCTACGGTTATTGGATTCACATCGTTTGAATTTGATTCTGTGATTAATATTAATGAAGGTAGAATAATTGCAACAGATTCTCATAACCACGTTGTTAAACAAAATGACGTGTGGTACATCAGAACAACATCTGAATTAAATGTTGGTGATGTGTTATTAGATATGGATAATAGTGAATTTGAGATTACATCGTTAGTTACAATTACAGAACCTACAACGGTTTATGATGTTGACGTTAATAATAGTAACTTGTATTTTGCGAATAATGTTTTAACTCACAATAAGTAATAAAGGGACATATTAGAATAAAGTAAACTATTTATATACGTAAAAATATATTTAAATTTAGAATATGGAAAATAATCAAAATACAGATTTAACGGTTTGGCAGAGGCTCTCACAAGCATTCGGGCCAAACTCGTTGTTAAATCAAGACTACCCAACATACAAATTAGACAAAAAAGAGTTATTAAAAACAACCTCTAAAGATGAATACGAAAGAGAGAAATTACAAGCTCAACAAACTTTCTATTTAGCAAACCAATGGACAAAGATTGAAAGTAATCTTTACACCCAAGCCGTATATTATGAACCAACAAGATTGGCTTCATTCTATGATTATGAATCAATGGAATATACTCCTGAAATATCCGCAGCGTTAGATATATACGCGGAAGAATCTACAACCGTTGATGAAAATGGTTATATATTACAAATTTATTCGGAATCAAAAAGAATAAAATCTATACTAGCCGATTTATTTAATAACGTTTTAGACGTTGACACCAACTTACCAATGTGGACAAGAAATGCTTGTAAATATGGTGATAATTTTGTGTATTTAAAATTAGATTCAGATAAAGGAATTGTTGGATGTATGCAATTACCAAACATTGAAATAGAACGTTTGGAAAGAGGTATGGCCGCAAAATCGGCAAATGTTGAAGAACCAGCCGAAAACAAAGGATTAAGATTTAAATGGAAAGCTAAGAATATGGAGTTCAACTCTTGGGAGATGGCTCACTTTAGATTATTAGGTGACGATAGAAAACTTCCTTACGGTACTTCTATGTTAGAAAAAGCAAGACGTATTTGGAAACAATTATTATTATCTGAAGATGCAATGTTAATCTACAGAACTGCAAGAGCACCTGAAAGACGTGTATTTAAAGTATTCGTTGGAAATATGGATGACAAAGATGTTGAAGCTTATGTACAACGTGTTGCAAACAAATTTAAAAGAGAACAAGTTGTTGATGGTAAAACCGGAAACGTAGATATGAGATTCAACCAAATGGCGGTTGACCAAGATTACTTTATCCCTGTTCGTGACGCAGCTCAAGCATCTCCAATTGAAACATTACCGGGAGCAACAAACTTATCTGAAATTGCTGATATTGAATATATCCAAAAGAAATTATTAACCGCTCTTAGAGTACCAAAAGCCTTCTTAGGTTTTGAGGATGCCGTTGGAGGAGGAAAAGATTTATCTTTAATGGATATTCGTTTTGCAAGAACAATCAATAAGATTCAAAAATCTATGGTTGCAGAATTAAATAAAATTGCAATCATACATTTATTTTTATTAGGATTTGAGGATGAATTGTCAAATTTTTCATTATCATTAACTAATCCATCTTCACAAGCCGACTTACTGAAAGTTGACCTTTGGAAAGAAAAAATTGCATTGTACCAACAAGCCGTTGCCGCAATCGCAGGTATCGCACCGGTATCAGTATCGTGGGCTAAGAAACATATCTTAGGATTCTCTGATGAGGAAATTAAACTTGATTTACAACAACAAAGAATTGAGATGGCCGTAGGTGCTGAGTTAACAAACACAGCGACAATGATAACTCACACAGGTTTATTTGATACCATAGATAAATTATACGGAAATAAAGTATCCGGAGCAACCGCAGGTGGAGCAGCACCATCATCACCACCGCCACCAGGAGGTGGAGGAGGATTCGGCGGTGGCGGAGATATAGGTGGAGGAATGGAAGATTTAGGTGCACCTGAACCGGGTGGAGCCCCTGAATTAGGAGCCCCTGAAGCAGGAGCACCTGAGGCGGCAGCACCACCGGAAGCTGAACTAACGCCGGAATCATTTAAAAGAGATAATTTAAAAATATTAGTGGAACAAGGTTCCTTAACTGAAGACGATTCTTATATTGATTTATCTAAAGGAAAAAATTCTTTAGGAGATATTGAAGACCAATTAAGTAAACTTCTAAAAGACTAGATATTTATAATAAAAATTAGATATGAAAAATTTTGGTTTATTAAAAACAAAGATAGAAAATGTATTGTTAGAATCATACGCTAACGACACATTCAAAAACGAATTAAAAACATTTAAGAAACTTGTTATAGAAAATAAAAACATTAGCAAATTGTTTTATTTATACGATGAACTAAGTTCTCCAAAATCTTTAAGCGAATCTTATTGTAATGATTACATCAATGAATGTATTAAAATTTATGAGAATACCGTAAATAAATTAAAACAATCAGATGTTAATCAATTAAATGCTTGGGTAGGAAATAAAAAAGTAGAAAATAACTATACGGATATTGATACGTTATTCTCTAGCGATGTTTTAACTATTGAATCAAAAATTAAAAGTAGAAAAGTTATCGCGGAATCTTTAAAAAAATTACCAATAACAAAAACTGAAGGAATTGATTTACCGTTATCAACAATGGTTAGTGTAGCAAACAAAACTATCAAAAACTATATTGATGGTTTAAATGAATCAGATAAAAAAGAATTAATTAATTTATTGTCCGAAGATGACTCAACATTGAATGACAAATATAACACACTTAAAGAAGGTGTAGTTACAAAACTAACAGAAATGAAAAATGCTAGCACTGATAATTCAATGCAAATAAGAATTGATGAAACTATATCAAAAGTAATTTCTGAAAAATACGACAAACTTACGTATTTCAAACTTAAGAATCTTAAAGAGAATCTTTAATCATTATCGGACTTGAACTTTTTTTGGACATACTTAGCCTTAGAAAGTTCAGCTCTTTTAATAATTGATTTTTTAACAAATTCCTTTCTTTTAAAAAGTTCACCACTTTGACGAGTCTTGATAACTTTACTTTTATAAAGTTTTAAAGCCTTTTCAATCGTAATGTTGTTATTTAGTTTAACTATTATCATATATTACATATATCACAAATATACGAAAAATTTTGACTATTGACCTAAAAACCCCTATTTTTATGGAAACAATAAACAGAATAATATGAAAATTAATGAAAAAGGGGAAAACCTCTCAACTATCCGGTTTTAAAACTGCGAAAGTTATCTACGGAACAGTCGATTCCATAAACCTCAAATCTCTATACTTAAACATCCAAACGTGGGTGGAACCAATAGAAGAAACAGAAAATTGGACAAGAGTTGTCCTAAATCTAAGTCGAGGTATAAAACATTCAATATACAAAACAATTAATAAAAAAATCTTTACAGATAAATTTATTGTTGATTTAGATTTACGTTCAAGTGGTCTTAATGTGGGAAAAAAATCATTTATGAATCTTGAAATAAATTTTTATCTAAAAGAAGAAGGTTTTGACATCAAAGGTCTTGAAATAAAAAAATCCTTACAAGAAATTACAGAACAAATTTTTAAAACAAACTTTTCAAAGAATGAATATTTTACTTTTTATTTAACCAAAAAGAGTAAAATGGAAGAAGAATTGTTACAAACCGAGAATGTTTAATATTTATTATTAAAACATTTAAAATGAAATTAAGAATATTACAACCAAGCGAATCAGGAAAAGGTATATTAGTTGAGTACGATGCGGGATATATTAATCCAAATGACAATCGTAATGAAAGCTTAATTAGAGAATCTAGCGATATGTTAGACCATTCTAAACCATTTGAGTTTTATGCCGTATTACAAAAATATGACACCCCAAATAGAAATGGTAGATTATACCCTGAACGTATATTAAAAAGAGAAGCTGAAAATTATAAGAAAATGATTAAAAAGGGTACCGCCCTATCCGAGTTAAATCACCCGGAATCATCTCTAATAGATTTAGATAGAGTGTCTCACGCAATCACCGAAGTATGGTGGGAAGGTAATGTACTAATGGGTAAGATAAAATTACTTACCTCACCAGGTTACCACGAAAGAGGTATCGTATCAACTAAAGGTGACTTAGCAGCAAACTACCTTAGACAAGGGGTCACATTAGGTATATCCTCAAGAGGAGTCGGTTCCCTTAAAAAGATTGGAGAACAAAATGAAGTACAAGACGATTTTGAATTAATCTGTTTTGACTTAGTATCATCACCATCTACTCCGGGAGCATATCTATTCTTAAATAAAGAAGATAAAAATCTTTATGATGAGAACTTAGAAGAAGAGAAAAAAATGAGTGTTGAAAGACACGTTGGAGATTCCGGAAACAAATCGCTTGACTTAATGAAAAAATTAAACGATTATTTGGGATATTAAATAAATAACAAAAAATGGAAGAAAAGTATTTTATCGCAAAAGTAACCTTAGACTCACTTGATGAGGCGTCAGGAAAAATTAAAAAAATGAGAGAAGAAAAATTAGTAAGTGGTTATAACCCTACTGATGTTGAGGCGAAAGTCACTAAAGTTTTTGAACATTATACGATGGAGTGGAGAATCACAGCAATCGTAGAAAGTAAAATTGACGAAGTGATTGAGTAATTAAAATTTCGATTATTAAAGAAAAGAGGACAAATGTCCTCTTTTTTTATGCTTTTTATTTTTAGATGATATTTATGGATGTATAAAAAACCTGATGTGATTTAAGTTTAATTTAAACTTTTTTTGAATTAGGAGATATTTATATATTAAAACAATATAAAACCAATGGCAAAAGAAAAATCTTTAGTTGAAGAGGCTATCATCCAAATGAAAAATTTGGAAGAAGCAGTCGCTGAAAATGCAAAAGGAATACTTGCTTCTACAATGAAACAAGAAATCAAAGACCTAGTAAAAGAATCTTTATCAGAACAAGATGATGATGAGATTGAAACCGATGACGTTGAAATGGAAGACCCTATGGGTTCTGATGATATTGCCGATATTGATATGGGTGATGATTCAGAGGAAGAAGGTGATGAAATGGATACTGATGATATGGACGACGAAGAAGATATGGACTTCGATGACGAAGAAGATATGGACGACGAAGAAGAAGACACTATTGACTTAACTGACGCTGACGACGACGAAGTACTAAGAGTATTTCAACTTATGGGGCCGGATGATAACATTGTTGTTACAAAAGACGACAAAGGAAACACTCACCTTAAAGATGAAGAAACTGGAAAAGAGTATATGATTGTTGGTGAAGGTGAAGATGGTTATAATCTTGATGATACGTTTAGTATAGACGAAGAAGATGGTCTTGATATGTTTAAGGACGAAATGGACGAAGAAATGTACGATGATGGTGAGATGGAGGAATCTATTGAATCTATCGTTGGAAGAATGTTTGATGGGGATGATGATGAAGATGATTCATTCAGACCTAAAAGACATCGTCACCGCGATGATTTTGAAGACGAAGAGTTAGATGAAATCGTTTATGAAATCGAAATGGATGAAGACGAAATGGATGAAGACTATATGGAAGAAGACCCTACAGTTATGGAATCTAAAAAAATGTCTATCAAACCTAAAGGAGTTGGAATCGGAAGTCCAAAATTCAAATACGACGCAAAACCTAATCAAGGAACAGGATTCAAAACTAAAATGAAAGAGGCTCCTAAATCTGTCGGTACTGGTAAAGCAAGATTTGAATACAAAGAAGGTGAAAACTCAGGAAGTAAATTGGGTAAAAACTCAATGGTTAAAAAAACTGAAACAAAAGAATCATCAACTAACAAACCAATGGTTAAAAAAGTTGAAGGTAAAAAAGAAGAGACAAAAGAGGCTTCACGTACTTTAGGTGCAGGGTCTAACTTTAGAAAAGGTGGTTTACCAAAACCAAGAGCTCATTCAAGCTTTAATACCGCGATTAAAGAAAATACTTCTAACTCTGAACTACAAGTTCTTAGAGAAAAAAATGAGGAGTACAGAAAAGCACTTAATATCTTTAGAAATAAATTAAATGAGGTTGCAATTTTCAATTCAAACTTGGCTTACGCTACACGTTTGTTCACTGAACATTCAACATCTAAACAAGAAAAAATTAACATTTTAAGAAGATTTGATGGTGTTGAAACTATTAAAGAATCTAAAAATTTATATCAAGTCGTTAAAAACGAATTGTCAGGTAACTCTACAGTTCAAAATATGAACGAATCAATTGAAAGAACAATTGCTAAATCACCGTCTACGGGAGCAGTTAACTTAATTGAATCTAAAACATATGAGAATCCACAGTTCTTGAGAATGAAAGACTTAATGTCAAAAATAAAATAAAAATAAATTAAAATTAATAAAAACCAAAAAAATGGGAGCATTATTAGAATCAGGTCTAGTTGGTAACATCGGGTTAAAACACCTTAAAGTTATTAAAGAAGACACAATCAACAAATGGGATAAATTAGGATTCCTAGAAGGCCTTAAAGGTCACTTAAGAGAAAACGTAGCTCAATTATATGAGAACCAAGCGTCTTTCTTGATTAACGAAGCTACTTCTGACGGGTCTTCAGGTTCATTCGAAACTGTTGTATTCCCTATCGTAAGAAGAGTATTCTCAAAATTATTAGCGAATGAAATCGTATCTGTACAAGCTATGAACTTACCAATCGGTAAATTGTTCTTCTTCGTACCTAAAATTCAAGGTTACCAAACAGGTCAAGTTGCTGACGCTAGTAACGATTACGTTGGTGGTGGTACTCACTACGGACCAATCGGAGCTGTAGACGGTACAACTGTTGCTGAAGGTCAATCAGGTGAAGGTTACACAACAACAAACGCATTCAAGAAAAATCTTTATGATTTATTCTATGAAGGTTCAGAAGGTCAATTAGACCCTCCGGGATTGTTTGACTATTCTAAAGGTCAATGGACAGCAATTACTAAAACAGCTGTTGTTATGGTTTGGTCTGGTGGACAATTAGTTGTTGCTGACTCAACTGCATTAACTAACCAATTTAACGGTAAAAACGTTAGAAAAATCATCGTTGCATTATCAGGATTCACAACTGCAGGTACAGGTAAATTAATCGGACCTGATGGAAATGAAGTTGATACTGAAACTTTCTTGTCTGATTTAAGAATTTATTCTAAATCTTTAACTGCATTTAGTGGTGATTCTCCTTGTAATGTTGTTGAAGACGTTAACGGTAATCCAAATTCATTATTGTTTAGAGTTGTTACTCAACAATACGGTCAAGGTATCGTTTCAGGATTAAACCAACAAGGTACTACAACATTCGCTACTACAGGTAACGGTGGAACTTATAATGACGTATGTTCTCCTCAAGGAATTATTTACTTAGAGGTTGATTTATCTTGTCCAACTTGTCCTTCTTGTGGAGAAACTTTAGACGGATATACTGGAACAACTCTTGCAGTTTTAGCTTCAGGTGATTTCAAAGCTGTTTACAGAAGATATGCTGACTTAGAATTTGAAGATAAAATCGGTGAGGTTTCTTTCGAATTAGATTCAGTTACTGTATCTGTTACAGAAAGAAAATTAAGAGCACAATGGTCTCCTGAGTTAGCTCAAGACGTTGCGGCTTTCCACAACATCGATGCT